TCTTTCCTTGGTTCAACAAACACTTTCAACATGCAAACAGATCCAACAAATACTTATGGGGCTGATTCTTCTGACGTAAACGTACAGGTAACAGGAAGCTCGAATAATATGACACTTAATCAGGCCACAAATGCACTTGCAGCTACATTAAATTTAGACTGGATCATTCAAGGTTCAAACAACACCGTAACATCTTCTATAGATATAGACGGTGCAACTAACTATATGGACATTGATGGTTCAGACAATGCTGTCACCTACGATGGAGACGGATACGCAGGCGGCTACTTTTGGCTAGACCATACTGGAGGATCAAGAACATTCAACATTACACAACAATCAACATCAGACAATGACTGGCTCAAAATTACATCTAATGGTTCTAATGGGACTATCTGTGTCAATCAGTCTGATTCCGCAACGTCTTTCGTGTGCTGATTCTATAGGAGCAGTATCAGAGCTTAACGGCAACGCGCAAATAGAAAGAGACGGATTTTATAATGTTGCATTAAATTTTGGCATAGAGCAGCTAGACAATGTAAAGACAGCAGCCGGTAGACTTAAGATTACTTTTTTGGATGACTCTAAAGTATCTTTGACAGAACACTCTGAATTAAAGATTACTAAATACATTTTTAATCCAGATCCTCAAAAGTCAGAACTAGCACTCAAGTTTACAAGAGGTACAGCAAGGTTTGTAACCTCACAACTTGGCAAGATAGCCAAACAAAACATAAAGCTATCGACAGAAGTGGCTGATATTGCGATCAAGGGAACGGATTTTACAATCACTATTGATGAGCTAAATAGAGCACTTTTGGTTCTATTGCCGGATCCTATGGGCCTAAGTAGTGGTGAAATAGAAGTTACTACGGCAATGGGTACAGTTATATTAAACCAACCGTTTCAGGCAACTACAGTATCTTCATACGTAAGTATGCCGACACCTCCGGTCGTTTTAGATATTAATCTAAATATGATTAATAACATGTTAATTGTGTCGGAGCCTGAAGAAGATGAAGAGCAATCTGAAGAATCGGACACAAGATCTGTAAACGTATTTTTAGATTTTAACGAACTAGATATTGATGCACTTGAAGACGATTCATTAGATCAAGATCAACTTGAATTTACAGAGCTTGACATAGATGCATTACAGGTTAATTTTCTTGAAGATCTTCTAAATGTATTAGATTCTTTAGCCATCACGCAAGAAGAAGATCAATTAGGCATTGCGACTGGTATAAAAATTACCGGTACCGAAATAGGACAAGATAAAGATACGCAGATCACGACACTAATACAGGGTCAAATGATTAGCTTTAGACGTAATGTAGGCAATTCATTGAGATTAGATCTTGATGGCGGTAACAGTTACACACTGACTATGTCGCAAAACAATGTGACCAAAGTTGTAACCGTCAATGGCGGCAATAATTCAACCATAAATATCACGCAACAATGAATAAAACATTACAGTGGTTAAGCTTAACAACAATATTAGCTTTACCTCTGCTGTTTCAGTCAACTTTTACTGAAATATTAAAGCTAAGGACTTTTGATTACTTGATAGAACGTCCAGAGTCTTCTGGAGTCTTTGTGGTAGTCAATTTAGAAGAGCAGGATCTAGCAGATTATGGAGGCTGGCCCTTAAAAAGATCTGATTTAGCAAAAATCCATATGGATCTGTTAAACAGCGGAGCTTTAGGTGTGGGATATGGCATTAGTTTTAACTATCCTGACCGATTTGGTGGCGACGATGAATTTGCTAGTGCACTAAGAATCTATCCTAGTCTGCTTTCTATGTTTGAAAGAGACGATGGAACCGTACCAAGGCCGCACGGAACTGTATTACTAGGCCCAGAAGTTGACGGTCTGTCTATAAAAGGTGTTATTGAAAACATAGATACCTTGAAAAATGCTGCTCAACAAGGACTAGTGTCAGCTCCATTGGATAAAGATGGTTTAGTTCGCAAGATTCCTTTGGTTTACAAAAGCAATGACGCTTGGGTGGCTAGTTTTGGTGCTCAGATACTTAAAATACTGACTCAAAGCTCTACATATATTATAAAAACAAGTGAAAATGGGATACAGGAAGTAACCGTACAAGGATTACCTCCAGTAAAAACAGATTCGCTTTCTAGAGTGTGGTTAACGTGGGCAAAAACATCACAAACTACGTTGAAAAATGCAAAAGTAGATGGTAAATTTGTCATACTAGGAACAAATTCTGCTGGCATACTTCCACAAATATCAACTCCAGTAGGATTACTAGAACCCCACCTAATTCAAGCAGCTCTAGCAGAGCAAATGCTTATTCCTAACTCTCCATACATACCAGATTGGAGTCTAGCAGCAGAACTAGCTATATATGGTCTTACAGTAGGCTTTATTTGGCTATTTTTGAATGTTTTTGGCATAACATTTGGTTTTATATTAAGTGTTTCTACTATGGCTCTAACGGCATTTATAGGAGTCCATTTAGTAAGCAGAGGTTTGCTTCTAGATGTAAGTTGGTCATTGATTTCTGGATTTATTACTGGATCTGTAGCTTCATACTTGAACTACCGAACACAGTACAAGTTAAAACAGCAAATCAAAGCTCAGTTTGGCAAGTTTGTATCACCAGATGTTGTAGCTGAGTTGCAGGCACATCCTGAAAAATTAAGATTAGGCGGTGAGCGCAAAGAGATGTCGTTCCTTTTCATGGACATTGTAGGATTTACCCCCGTTTCGGAATTTTACTCACAAAAAGACGATCCTGAAGGCTTGGTGGATCTGGTCAATAACTTCTTGGATAGAATGACAAAAATTTTGTTGGCTAGGCAGGGAACCATTGACAAGTATATGGGCGATTGCATCTTTTGTTTTTGGAATAGTCCTTTAGACACTGAAAAACACGCTGAACAAGCAGTATTAGCGGCCAAAGAATTAGAAGAAGAAGCCAGAATAATTAATGAAGAGTTTGTACAGCAAGGCTTACCTGAGATCAAAATTGGTACAGGAATTAACACAGGTACGACTATTGTTGGTATGTATGGAAGTGAATTAAGATTGGATTATTCAGTCATGTCTGATGCGGTTAACTTAGCCGCTAGATTAGAAAGCCAAACTAGAAATTACGATTGCGACACGCTCATATCAGAGCATACGGTCGCTCAAGCACCTGATATATCTTTTACGTTTGTAGATGAAATACAAGTAAAAGGCAAAGAAGAAAGGGTAAAGGTTTACACAATATAAGGAAAACTTATGAAATTTAAAGCTATCAAAGGTTTGATTGGCGCGGTTGCTCCTACGCTTGGATCCGCATTGGCAGGTCCTATGGGCGGTATGGCGGCTAATCTAGTAGCAGAAGCTCTAGGTTGCGATCCTGAGCCGAAAAAAATAAATCAAGCTATGCAAGCAGCTACACCAGAACAGTTAGCAGAACTTAAAAAAGTTGAAACTGATTTTGAAGTAAGAATGAAAGAGTTAGAAGTTGATATCTTTGCACTAGAAACAGCAGATGTCCAAGACGCTAGAAATAAATTTTCTAAAGATTGGACTTCTAGAATCATGGGTACGCTTATTGTGTGTGGTTTTTTGGGTTACATATTTATGGTAACGCTACAGCCACCAGAACAAAATTCCGAGGCATTGATTAACTTAGTGCTTGGCTACCTTGGAGGCTTGGCATCCGCTGTGATTAGTTTCTATTTTGGAAGCAGTCACAAACCTGATAACGATAATTAAAGGATAAATACATGTTTGAAATATTAAATACAGTAGTCTATGTGGTAGCAATTGCGTCAGTAATTTCATCAATTACACCTACTAAAAAAGACGATATTTTTATGGCTAAGGTTATGAAATATGTCGATATGCTGTCTCTTAACATAGGAGCAGTTAAAACAAGATTAGGACAAGAAGAGCAAAAATAAAAATATGGCAGGGTTTGAAATTTCAACATTTTCTGGAAAAGCACCGAAGATTTCGGCAAAGCTATTACCTGAAGACATTGGCCAAGAAGCAATCAATTGCAACTTAGATAGTGGACAGTTAAAAGCTTGGAAAGATTCAGAGACAGTTACCGTAAGTAATACTATGGGAGCTGTATCTGGCTCAACAGAAACTATCTTTTTATATGAAGACGCAGACACAGATGCTACTTCAGATGATAAGTGGTTAACGTGGAATGTAGATGTTGATGCACAGCCAAGTCCCATAGCTGAAGATTCATATCAGCGTATATATTGGACTGGCGATTCTTACCCTAAATACGCAGCTAATGCTGTAGCAATTACAGGTACTAGTGGTTTTCCTGCTGCTGGTTTTCGACTAGGTCTTCCTCAGCCTAGTACACCCACGATAACCATTACAGGGACCGCTAGTGCCGACTCTATAGAACAAAGCATTGCTTACACTTATACATTTGTATCTAGGTTTGGCGAAGAAGGACCACCTAGTACAGCTTCAGCTGTTGTGGCTTATGCAGCTGGCCAAACAAGAACATTAACATTACCAGCTTCACCAACAGGATCTGGATGGATATTTGAAGATGCACAGTCAGGACATTTAAAAAGAATATACAGAACCAACAGTTCTGGTGATTTTCAGTTTGTGGCTGACGTTACTATTGGAACTACAAGCTATGTGGATAGCGTCACAGATGCAAACCTAGGTGAGTTTCTGGATACATCAGATAATTTTGCACCGCCTGACAATGTTTCCAGTGATCATCCATCTGGGCCAATGAAAGGTTTAACTCAATTATCTAATGGCATCATGGCTGGCTTTACTGGTAACACTATATGTTTTTCCAAAGCTTATAAGCCACATGCTTGGCCTACAAGTTATCAGTTAACAACCAGAAGTGACATCGTAGGATTGTCTGCTGTATCAGACGGAATGATTGTTACTACCAAAGGTAAACCGTATTTAGTGGCAGGAACAGATCCTGCTCAAATGAGTATGATGGAATTAGATATCTCAGCTTCCTGTGTATCTAAGACCAGCATTGTCGACATGGGCGAAGTAGCTATGTATGCGTCACCAGACGGATTAGTAGTTGCGTCTATGAATGGAGTGACCTTAGCCACGGAAGGCATTCTCACTCGCGATCAATGGCAAGCATTAAAGCCAAGCACCATCAAAGGTTATCTTTACGAAGGTAAATACTTAGGTTTTTACAACGATGGATCTAACACGAAAGGATTTATATTTGATCCTAGAGGCGGAAAGAATTCCTATGTAACCTTAAATATATATGCCAAAGCAGGTTATAACGATTTAAGAACAGACACTTTGTATTTGATGATTGGAGGCGCTTTAAAACAATTTAATTCAAGTTCTTCATTGCTGTCTTACACTTGGAAAAGTAAAAAGTTTAATACTAAAAAACCAATTAATATGGGAGCTGCACAAGTTTCTTGTGCTTCATATTCTCCTAATCCAACATTTAAATTTTATGCCGATGGATCTCTGAAACATACGCAGACAGTAACTAATAATGAACCGTTTAGATTGCCATCCGGATATTTAGCAAAAGATTTTGAAATTCAATTAGAAGGGTCCGTAGATGTAGACACAGTTTGTGTCTATGAAAGTGCATCAGAGATATTATAAATGGCAGCTAAAAAGAAACCGGCTATACCTAGTGTACCGGTCGGAGACAAAGCCACTCAACATTTTTTAAATTCAGTCAAAGAAACATTAGAGGTAGGCACAGGACAAAGAGGCGATGTTCTGGATAGGTTTGTCACAGTTAGAGAGCTTATTGATTCAGGAGTTGTTAGAAAGTTAAAATACAGCGACATTTATGGATCTAGTAATTATTATGATTTTGCTCCTGCCTTTACAGACGATGATGATCTAACGCCACCACCAGCACCTACCAACTTAACGGCAAGTGGTGCTTTTACTTCTATCACTTTGCAGTGGGATAAACCCAATTATGGCAACCACGAAAAGACATACATATATAGACTTGGAACAGATGTTATTGGTAGCTCTATTTCTATATCAAGCACAACCGCGAATATCTATACAGATGAAGTAGGCTATGGACAAACATACTTTTATTGGATTCAGTTTGAATCAAAAGCCGGAATAAAGGGTCCATATAATCAGACCTCAGGTACACAGGGACAGACTTTAGAAGACATAGGTGCTGTAATGGTACAGCTATCTGAAGATATAACCGGACTAAATGGTTATAGCTCTTTGATTAATACAACTATTCCAACATTAATTTCTAATGCAGGCGCAGCAAGTACACAAATAATTAGATCAAACTCAGCCCCTACAACAAGAGGTGATGGTTCTGCATTGCAATTAGTTGATCTTTGGATAGATACTAACGACAGCAATCAAGCTTATACTAGAAATGCGTCTAATAATGGGTGGGAAAAGGCTAGAGATTCTAGTTTGGTTGCATTGGTGGGTACTACCTCATTCACAGGTAGCACACTTACCAGCGCAATAGCCACGGCACAAACAAATATAACTACAGCGACTGGAACAGCAAATGCAGCCTCTACATCCATATCTAATTTAAGTGCCTTAGTAGGCAGCGGTAATGATGCTAGTGGCAATGCGTATAGTTCAAGCAATAGTGTAATACAGCACGTTACGGCTAACGAAAACAATTCACAATCTTCATTGGTATTACAAACAGATGCTAATGGCTCTGTTGCGCAAATGATATTGCATTCAAATGCAAGCTCAGGATCTAGTCCAACTTCTGTTATTACATTTAGGGCAGACAGTTTTGCTGTAAGCAACAATAGTTCTACAGATGTATTTCCATTTATTGTTGATGGTGGTGTCGTCTTTATGGATACAGCTCGCATCAAAGATGGTGCTATACAGAATGCTAAATTAGGGACAGTATCTGCTGACAAAATTACTACTGGTGGCATGAATGCGGCCAGAATAACAAGCGGATCTATAGATGCAGATGTAATAACCTTAAATAATTTAGACGCTGGGCATATAACATCAGGAACGATGTCAGCTAATTTTATTTCTGGTGGAACTATTAGCGCAACACACTTACAGGCAGGCACTTTAACTGTATACAATGCTGCTGGGTCTAATACAATTGGACAAGCCAGTGGTAATGCTGGAGCTTTCGTCGCAACTCCACAAAACTACGCTGGTGGCTATCTGGGAGGAACCGTCTCGCAGTTTACTAATAATTTTAGTAGCACAAATCCTATGCATTACAGGCCTTCTGATGGACAACTATTGCCGCAGATAAGTAACGGGGGCAGTGGTGGTATAGCACTTACAGTTCCTAATGTGAGTGGTTTGTCTAGCATACCCTATCTATTCACATGTGAAGCTACACCTTCTGGGTATTTTGATGGTGACGAAAGAACACAAGTTATATTTGGCATCAATACAACCAATAGTTCTGCACATAATGCAAGTGGTGGCTGGGTAACATCAAGGGCCAGCACACACAACACAAATGACACTGCTTGGTCTCCAAGAATATTTTCGTTTACCTTAAATTTAAGTGTAAACACAACCTATTACGTTTGGTTGTTTGGTTATCAATATGGTGTCGAAGACAATCCAACAGGCAGTCGTGGTTTTGATCAACCGACTATTAAATGGATGGCGATATACAAATAATGGACATAACAATCTATATAACAGCCACTGGCAAAATAAAAGCTAATGCAAATTTAACAACAGAAGAATTGGCTTTGACGCTGTTAGATGGAGAATCTTATATAGAAGGATCTTATCAACCTGACATGTATAAGATTGTTGATGGCGCAGCTGTTCAGTTAGAAACATCTGAAGACACAGCACAAAGAATAAGAGATTCAAGATTAGTCAAATTAAGAAACAGTGATTGGACACAAGTTCCTGATTCACCTTTGAGTGATGCAAAAAAAGCAGAATGGGCCACATATAGACAAGCATTGCGCGATATGCCGGCAAACAACACAAGCGTCACTACTATAGATGATGCAACTTGGCCTACAAAACCAGCATGATTTTATACCTTGAGAGCCAACTAGAGGCTTGTTACAGGGTGTATTGTTTAAAACAAGTTAAAAACGAAATGCCTTTTATAACCCTAGAAGAATTTAGGTTTATGTTTGAAGACATGATGGAAGTAATTTATGAGGATGAATGCGATTAATAAAAGCTGATATTAGGCAACATTGGGACAGAATTAAAGAAGGCATACTGTTTATCAAAGAAGAGACATTTGAAGCAGAAAGGCCAGAAGATATTTATGCAGGGTGTGTAAACGGTCAAGCCACATTATGGATTACCGATACCACACCTTCTAAAGATGGATTCTTAATTACACAAGCAAGACGTAACCATTTTACTGGTGAAAACTATTTACTCTTATGGGTGGCTTGGTACACGAGAGAATCAGGAGCTGATCAATTTCAAGAGCAGATTGAACAGTTAGCAAAAAGTTTGGAATGTTCATACATAGAATTTTGGACATCTAAAAAAGAGATACGTGATCATGGATTTGCACATGGCTACGATCAAATTACATATAAATGCAAAAAGGAGCTATAAATTATGGGCGGTGGCGGCGGTTCAGAGCCTAGAGAAACAGAAGCAATGCGAGCACAAGCTGAGATTGGCATTGAGTTTTTTAATCTAGGACAAAAAACATTGGGTCCAGCATTGGACCTTTACGAAGAAAGAATGAATGCACAGTTTTCGGAAGATGCTTTTACTAAAGCAGAAGGCCAAGGTGCTTCAGCAGCACAAAATCAAATAAATGATTTGGTTGCTGAAAATGATAGACAATTAATTGCTGGTGGAATAGATCCAACATCTGGCAAATTTGATAGTCCAGCATTGATGGCAGCAGCTGAAAAAGGCATGGCAAAAACTAGAGCAGGTGCAAGGTCAGATCAAATGGATATTGCAGAAGGAAACGTAAGCAATTTCATAGGACTTGGTCTGGGACAGGCTCAGGGTACAGCACAAGGTCAAGCAGAACTTGCATCTAGACAACAAAACAGAGCTTTTAGTGAATTTGGAAGAGAGCAAGAAAAACTCTTTAACAGAGGTCAAACAGCTGGCTATGTTGCTGGATTAGGAACAACTGCTTACATGAACCGTGATAAAGATCCTTTTGCATCTAACAAAACAGTAAATCCATATGCCTCTAACACAGGTGGTGGTTTATTTAACAGCGGACTAGGGGGCTAAAATGGGAAGACCTTCAACTAACTTAGGCATGGTCGCAATGGGGGGTTATAACGATCCAGAGGGAATTAGTGGCTATAACAATCAAAATGCAACAGCAGGTTACTTAAACCCTGATGGCACAATCAATACTAACTTTGGTGGCAGAAATTATGATGCGATCAACAGAAAAGGTGATAAATATTACGGTGAAAAGCTTCAGGCCGCACTTATACGTGGTCAATACGAAGATTTTATGAATCGTTATCAACCTTATGCACAAGCGCAAATGGATAGAGTTTTAGATCCACAAGCCTTAAATGAACAATTAGCTGCTAGTAGTACCGCCACTACACAAGGCTTACAAAACATGCAAAGTCAACAAACTAGAAGATTGGGAAGGTATGGCATATCAGCTTCTGCCAACCCTAACCAAAGTATTCAAGACGCTAGTACAAGAGTTGCAGTGCAAAACGAAACACGCGCTAGATTTATGGACAGACAAAACAAAATAATAACAGGCACACAAGGCGCACTGAGCACAGTTGCGGCAGCTGCCGGAGGTTACGGAGGCTAATATGGCTGGATTAATACAATATGGACAAGGTCTTAAGAACCTTGGAGAACAATCACTTTCTAGTTACTTCAACAAAAATGAAGCATTACAAGAAGCTAAAAGACAAGCTAAGTTTGGAAAGCAAATGGGCAGACAGCAATCGGCTGGATACGGTGCTGGTTTGGGTTTGCAATACGGCATAACACAAGGCGGAGCTAAGTTTAAAGCAGCAAGCGATATAGTTGGAACTGGAAAAGTAGCAGGTGATGCAGCCTTTGCAGCTGGAGAAAGTGCATATCAGGCAACTGCAATAGCGGATGCAGCTACAGCTAAAGCGGCAGCAGATGCAGGCACAACCGCAGCAACTGCTACAGAGATTGCTACAGCAGGTGAGTTAACTACAACGGCAGCAACGGCTGGACCATATGCTATGGCAGCAGCGGCAGCATTTTTATTATTAAACGAATTATTCTAGGAGTAGAAAATGGCAGGATTCATATCAGGCTTTAGAGCCGGAAGATCTGACGAATTGCAACGTCAACAACTTAAATCTCAAGATCAGGCATTACGTTACAAAATGGGCATAGATGCAGAAGATCGTGTTTTTAAATTTTCTAAAGAAATGCGAGATCAAGCTACCTTTCAGCGTAATAATGACAACGCTTTGATCAAGCAAGCTTTGGGTATGTATGCGATGGGTGAAGAAGTTGACTCAAGTCCAGAATTGGTTGGTGCATTCAACAGAAGTCCAATGAAAAAAGTGTTAATGGAAGATCCCAACGCATTGATTGCAGACATTAGTGTGACAATGAGCAACCTTGGTTCATTCCAAACAGGACAACTTTCGCCTGAAGAAGCTTGGAGTCCTGAAGTAGAAAGAGTTTTGACTTTAGCTATGGACGATAGGTTAAACATGTTGGAGGGACAATCAATAAACGGTAGGCCAATAATTGAAAGAAAAATTATGGGCATACGTCCTGCTATAAACGCAGAAACGGGCGAAATGAGAATGGAAGGCAATGACCCTATTCTTAATGTGATGATAGCTGTTAAAGACCAGCAAGGTGGAGATTTTTTAAAAAATGAAGATGGCTCTTTAGCTTTGTATCCTTTGACTGAATTGGGAACTGCTGATCCTAATGACCAATTAGAACCAATTAGAGTATCTTCATTGATTGATCGTATTCAAGGTATAGATCAAACAGCTAAGTTTAAAAAAATACAACCTGATGCAGCTAAAACTTTATTATCAACAATGAGTGGATCTGGCATAAGTATTAATACGGTGGAAAGCACCAAACAGCAAGGTATAAAACAAGCAAATATTAGATCTGGCAAAGTAATTGATGAAGACTTAACAGTAGGAAATACTTCTATGAGCAACATACAAGCTCTAAGCACTATGAGTGGTCTGATGGATTCTGCATTGAGATTAGAACAAGAAGGCGGTCCTAATTTCATGGGGGCCTTCGGCGAATTAAAATTGCAAATGGCTAAAATTGGTGAAGCTTTTGGTATGACAAATCAATTTTTTGATTCTGCTTCAATAGCCAACGCATCTGCATTTTTTGCTGAAGCTGGAAAAATGTCTTTGCAATTTATACAACAAACCAAAGGTGCTATTTCAGAGAAAGAAATGGCTTTGTTTGCACAGATGTCAACCAACCTTAACTTAAATCCAGAAGGTAACAGATTGATTATAGCTATTGCTATGAATTACGCGCGAAGTCAAGACGTTTTAGGAAGAGCTGCGGCAGATTTTACAACGATGGTAGCTAGGGGAGAAATCAATCCTGAAACAGGCAAACCTTATGTTGACGCTGATTACTTAGAGTACAAACAAGAAATAATAGACCGAAACAGTTTATTTGATGGTGTTGGTGAAGATTTTATAAATCAAGTTCTAAATAAAGAAACTGAGGGTGGAGTCAGATACATAAGAAATGAAGACGGCTCATCAAGTATCTACGCAAGACAGGGTGATGGATGGGTTGAGCTAGAAACAAAACAAGAAGTTAACCAAGCTTTTTTAAATACATAAATTTAAGGAATTACAATGGCAAAGAAGGTCACAGATCCTAAATTATTAGAATCTCTAAACGCACAGCCCATAGGTTATACAGAGCCTATGGAACAAGAAAACCCACCTAGTTTTGGAACTTTTAGTAAAACAGAAATGGCTACAAAGCCAGATACTAGAGTTAGGCTTTTTGCTGAATCAAGATTAGAAAATAAAGATCCTGATTTTGAATGGGCATGGAACAACGATTTACCATTAGAAGAACAGGTTGAGCTTGCTGTAGGTGTTTATGGTGAAACCAAAGACGGAGATCTTGTATATCTTACTGATCAAATAGACGAAGAGTCAGGTAAATATAAAGTCTACTTTGAAGAAGGCTCTGGATTTGTTCAAGGCGCTAAAAAATTTGGTGCTTCTTTAGTACAAGATTTACCAGTAGTAGCAGCTGAAGTTACAGCTGCTACAAGAGCATTAAGTGGTAGAGGAAATCCTTTAATGACTGGTGGCATAATATTGGCCGGTGTAACTGCAAAACAAGCTTTACAAGCTATAGCTACAGGCGAAGATATTATGGATCAAAAAGTAGCTTCTGGTGCAGAGATGGGTTTTGACGCTGCTCTTAGTTTGACTGGACTGCAAATAGCTAAATACATAGATCGTAAAAGATTTAACAAAGCCATAGAAAAACTTGCAGCTCAAGGTGACGACTTTACTGCTAGATTTGGCAACACACCTAATCTTTCTACAACAACAGTAGCCACTTCTGAAGGAGGAAGAATAATAGGTAATATGGGTGGTGATGTATTACGTGCCAATCCAAAAGAATTAGAGCAAGCACAACAAACACAAGACCTAGCAACTAGACCAGTAGAAGAAGGTGGCATAGGAGTACCACTTGCACCTGATCAACTTATAACTGATGGTCCTGTAAGAAATATAGGTGATACGCTAAGGCAAGATCCTAGAACTTCTTTTAGGATGGTAGAACAAAGAAAACTACAAGATGCTGGTGCCAGAGAGCTTCTAGAAGGCCAGATAGATGAGGGTGCAGAAAGTACCTTTGTAGCAGCAGAAAATCTTTCAGAAGCCGCACAGTCTTTGATAAATGATATAACTAAAACAGCACAAAACACTGCTAGACCCTTGTACGAAAAAGCCTATGAAGATGGTGCAGTTATGCCAGTAGAAGCTATGGAAGGCCTGATGAACTGGACTGAATCTAGACTTGGTAGATTATTAGGTAGAGCAGACCCAGCATCAGGAAAACTTAATACCTTACTAAATGAAATATCTGAAGTGGTATTAGACGAAGCCGGAACTGAAACTGGTGAAAGAACTTTAAAAACTAATATTTCAGCCGAACAACTTCACAACTTACGCATTAATCTAGATGAAACAGCCTTTGAAGGTGAAAAAACATTAGGTAAACAAAACATGCAAGCTTTAAGAAAGGCTTTAGATGATGCACTTAAAACAATTCCTTCTTTTAGAGAGGCCGACGAAGCTTCAGCTGGTTTATACAAGACCGTAGCCGATACTAAAAAAGGGATGATTGGAAGGCTATCTAATGTTGTTGGAGAAGAAAAAGCCAAGACAATGTACAACATGTTATTTAAGGCAGAAAACATATCACCTGCTGCTGTACAAAATGTTAAACAACAATTATCAGAAGTAGAAGGCGGTGCTGAAGCGTTTGATATGTTAGTTGGCAGTTACATTAGAAATACTATGATAAAAGCCAGTAAGGATTTTGCTTCAAACACTACTGGAAAAACTAATTGGGTCGGTAAAGTCTATGCAGAACTATATGGCGATGTACGTCAAAAAGAGTTGATACGTGCTATGTTGCCTTCTGAAAACGTACAATTGTTTGATGAAACAATGCAAATATTTGCTTCATTAAAAAATGTACAAGCAGGTGGATCTGCAACATTTACAAGAGGTCAAGTAGACAGATTAATTACAGAAGAAGGTTTGCGAACAGGTACTGCCCCTACAGGGATGAACATGATCAATAATTGGATTAACTTTCCAAGGTGGAGTGAACATTTCAGTACATGGGTTGAAACAACAGCCTCAAATGAAGCTCTTGATCAATTAATCAATATTTTTACAAATCCTAATAGTGTAAGGATCCTCCGTGAAATAAGTGAAAGCGCAGACAGCGCAAGAGCACCTTCTGTTAGGACAGGGCAAGAGGCAATGCCTATTTTTGAAAATTCAGAACAAGGTTTATCTGCCTTCAAAAAAATATTTGCTATTCCGACAGCTGCTACTGTTCCTACTGAAACAATAAGAGGTGGCGCAAGAACACAACAAAGAGAATCTAACAGCAGAGGAATTACCAACACAGCACAAAGTCGTATCAGAAGAACTAGAGATAAATATCCAAACATGGTTAAAAACAATACTGATGCAGCAAGAATGGAAAGGTTAGAAAGAATTTATAGCACAGAAGAAATTAAGGGCGCTATAGAACTTAGAAAGAGTAATCCACCTTCTATAAAAGAATTACGAGATTACCTTGACGGAAACACATCTAAACAAATTTACGTATTAGGCCCAGCATAAAATAAATGGCAGAAAAAACATCCTCTAACAAGGATAGTTTTGGCTACTTGTATCATTTAGAAACTATTAAACAAGGCAAAGTCGGACTATCTTCAGACAATAAACCAGTGACGGCTTACGTCGACGGTGTCGAACACAACAANAAGGTCTATAACCTGCCTCTGTATGACAGAGACACAGGAAAGATATTAAGTCATGAGCAAGCTCTTAATTAAATTCAAACCACAAATTGAAGCAGGCGAAATTGAGTCTTTTGCGTTATTAAAAGGAAAGTTTGAGCAAGGTGAAGATACTTTACAACACCATCCGGCTAATATCAGAGCAAGAGAAGAGCATCAAAAAATAGATCTAGATTTTAAACAATCTTTAGATCCTAATCTAATAACACATCAAAATATAAAATTACCTTCATCCAAAACAGTTCAATTTAAAGATCCTGTGTCTTATAGATCTATTTCAAGATCTGGCGAGCTTTTGGAAAAAGGCGCAAGAGACGTTGCTTCTAGAACATACATCTATAAAGCGATTGAAATGGCAGAGCGCCAGAAAAATCTTACAGAAGCAGAAAAGACTAGATACGAAAAAATAATAAAAAACAGTAACAAAGAAACCTTTGTTAGTCGTTATGCAGCTAGTAATCCATACTTAAATTTAAATCTACAAAACATCAAACAACAAGGGTTAGCCGATGCAGAGGCTGTATTAAATCCTAATTCTGTAGAAATATTATTACAAAAGGCAGTAGATATTTCTGCCGAAGAGGCTGGTATAAGTTTTAGTCCAGAAACGCAAAAGTTTTTAGAAAACAAAGGATCGATGTGGGAGGACTTTATAAGTGCACCTGTAACTATATTGACAGAGTTAACTTTGACTCAAGCCCCTAATATGGTCATGACAATAGGCGCATCTGTAGCAGGTGGAATGGCTGCTGGTCCGGCTGGTTTTATTGCTGGTGGATCTGTAATGGCCGCTAGACTGGACTATATAGGCAGATTACAAGAGGTGCTGCAAAGACGTGGAGTTAATGTTAATGATCCTAATGCCATAAGAATGGCGCTAGAAGATCCAGAGTTTTTTGAAGAGGCTAAGACAGACGCAGCCAGAGGATCGTCAGTTGTAGGTTTAACAAATGCTGTTGGAGGTGCTTATCTACCTTTTGCTAAGACTATAGGACAAAAAGTTGCAGGAACAGCAGCAGCTCCATTTGTTGAATCTGCCGGTGAGGCAGGTGCACAGTTGGCATCAGAAGGTGAGGTCTACAGTCCCATAGATGTAGCAGCTGAAGGATTAGCTTCAGGTGTTCCTAGTGTTGCAGAGGCTATAAGTTATTACGGCACACAACCCAATGTTGAGTTAGAAGCAGATCCTGATAACGCATTGCCTTTATACGCAGCCAATCCAGAAGGCGCACAAGCAAATCAATTTCCATTTCCTGATGAAACATTTACATCCAAAGCCAGATCAGAATTATTCAATCTTGTAGACCCTAATGAAAAACGTAGTGCAGGATTTGTAAACGTAGAAGTTACTGAAGAACAATTTCAAGATGCATTACGTCTCATTGAAAAGAAAGGTCTGGTTAAGAAATCAGAAATGGCTTGGTCTGGTTTAGACGCATTAGAGTTTGCTGAAATAGACGAAACCGGAGAGAAAGAAACAGTCACCTTACAAGGCATAGCAAATTTAATGCAAGAGCACGACATCATTAAATTAATGACCACTGATGAAAGAAGAGGATCCGGTGGTAATTATTCTTTTGATGACGAGATAACGTTTGATGAGCAAGCTGATGCTGGTTACACAGAGGGCTATGGCGACAATCCTGAAAATTTTACTACGGATCACGATGTAGCAATCAACGCACTTGTGGGTCGTCCTATAGACAGTGATGGCATCCAGAGTCGTATAGAGACAATGGATACTTTGCCAAAAGCTGCTATTAACAGGGTCGGTAGTTTAGCTGTTGTAGATACAGAATATGATTATGTAGAAGAAACTAGAGATGTCATCGAAATACCTAACTACAGCGCAATCTTTCAAGACAGAGCTCTGTTAGAACAAAGACTTACAGATAATTTTATGGATTTTATGCTAACTGAAAGAGATATAAATTTTGAAGATCAAGGTGGCGATCCATCAGACTATAGCGCTGCTTACAGGTTTGCACTTTCAGGTTACTTAGAGAAAGATGTAGAGAGAATTACAAGTAGATTTTTAAATGCAACAGCTAATGGATTTTTGCCTTGGATGATGGCTATAGATGAAAGTAATGTTTCTGGTGCTGGTTTTCTTCGCAATAATCGAGATCCTATTGACGTCACCCAAGAACAACTAAGTGAATTTAACGAAGCTTGGCAAGAATACGAGAGTATGCTCAGAGACACCTATTTTGTTTTTAATAATAGTACAGGAGATACCGAGTATGACAATCCACTTTGGCAATATTTGAAAGATGAATCAGGTGCTTGGAGCGGAATGCTTTATATACACCGAAAGCCTAATGGTAACATTGAAATTTTTGATCAAGAGAATGCTGCTAGAGATTCAGTTTTTAATCATTTAAGCGGTGAATATTCCACTACAAGCTCAGGAGACTTTGATTCAACTTCATGGTCATCTTATGTACCTGATTCGTACGAAATAGCATATGAATATGATCCTATTGGCTACGTAGAGCTGTCTATGCAAATCAAGCCTAGAGACGAAGAAGGCATGAAAGTTATAGGCACAGGAACTGGACACGGTTTTCCTGAAGGCACATATGCCCATGTCAGAGGCGGCTATCTAACAGAGAATAACGAAAGAAAATTTAGGTTAGTAGAGATACAAAGCGATTGGGCACAAAATGCTTCGAACGACCAAAGTATGCCTTTTATGGAGCAAGACAGCTGGGCCACAATGGGTATAAAAAATCTATTAGTACACATGGTTGATCACGGTGTTGATGTACTAGAAATACCTTGGGGAAGTATACAAACCGATCTTTATGGAACCGGTGACGAAACAAAAGGTGTTGCTTATTTTTACAATCGCATATTGATGAACAGATTAAAGTTTCTGAAATCGTATGGTATCCAACCAGAAACAGTAGCTGAAGGACAAGACACCTTTAATCAAAGCCGATATGTTCCAGATGTATTAATGGCTGAAAATTATGTCAGAAATGTAAAAGTAGTAGAAGCGCCTAAAGACACTAATTCAATTGAGCAAAGCAAAACTTTAGATGGAAAAGAAATTGATCCTAATGAAGATTATTATCTCATTGAAGTGCCTCCTAATGACAGAGCTGGAGAGTATGTCGACATATCAGCTACAGTATTTGATCCTATTGATGGAACTTTAGATACAGCACCAACTTACTATTCAGTAGGTGCAGGAGAAAAAGCAAAAATAGTTTTCTTTAAAACAGAAAAACAAGCACGTAAATTTGTTGAGCCTTTAAAGGAAGAGTTAATTGGAACCTTAGTTGGCGGTTACAGAAGAATAAAACTTACCGAAGAACTGAAAGACGCTATCAGAGAAGGCAACTTGCCTTTATTTAGTGAAAGCTGGAGAACAAAACTTAGCACAGCTAAAAAACCAGAAATAACAATAAAGACTAAAGCTAAAAAACAAACTTTATTAGATATAGATAAAAAACCTTTAACAGATATACCAGACAGCATCAAAGACGTTCTACCTTTTACTGGTGAAAACAAAAACAGTTTTGCAGCAGGATTAGACAGTTTGATAGATGCAGGCATGCCCAAGATTTTAATAAATTCAGTTAAACAATTTGGTCAGATGCCAAGCAAAAATAGATCAGGAGTTACGTATCCAGATCAAGGCATTATTGCTATCAATCAAAAAGAATTAGCTGATGCAAATAAAGGCGAAGCAAACGCAAGATGGTCTGTTACTTCTTTATTGGCACACGAACTAGGACATATACCGGATGCCATTAATAGAATGCCTGAGTTTAATGATCAGGATCTTTCTAATGAACTATTGTCATGGTCGTCAGAATATTTTTGGAATCAAGATCTTGGTTTAAATGGACTAGAAAATATAAAACTAAATGCAGAATTTATAGAAAATTTCGGACCGATTACACAAGAAGCTTATAATATTTATAGAAACGATATAGAAGGCTATGCTGAGTTTTTAGGTTATCCCTTTGACTCTCTTATGACTTCTATAAATGTAGCCTCTACAGGTGTCACAGGCCCTATAAAAACATTAGTTGGCGAAGTGCAAGCGCAGATGTCAGCTTTGTATAGAATTAACCCAGAACTGCTTGCAAAACACGCTCCAGAAGCGTATAAATTTTACAAAGGATTAGACAATGAGCTCAATACTGAAAAGACAGCCTCTCTTAGATCGGCTAAAAAAATACGAAGACACTTTCGGTCATCCAGTCCCACCAGAGGTACGCAAAGCTTACAGCTTGGAGAAACAAGTAGAGATGGTAGAGGAGGCCCTGACGAAGGGGGAGCCTTATATGGAATGGGAGCAAAGGACCAAAACCAAAACAGGCTCGATAATGGACGGCTGGTACGATACGACGCAACAAAAGTAAAACCATCTGGAGGATCTGCTGGCACTGTTGTAACAGTTAAAGATTTAGCTGAGTATTTCACGAAAGATCACAATCAACGTCATAAAAAAAGAAAGTTAGACGTATCTAAAACAAGAGACAAAAACATAGTCATTGACAAAGGTGTTGCTGATCTTGAGTTTCAAATGACACAAGATATAACTGGTAAGGGTTGGTATGATCAAGACATTGCAGATGCTATTGAAATTACCAGCGAAATAATTCCAGAACTTAAAACTGTTAAGCACATGCCTTCACTTTTACTAGTGGTAGCAGGTGTAACCTCACCGGCCTCAGAAGTTCCTATGAACTGGCAAGTTGCCACTGAAGTCATGATGAATTATGTCAAAGACGGTGTATTCCCTAGAGTAAAAACAGTTGATAGTTTTTCTGGCAACCCAAACACTGCTTGGGACCCAAGAGGTTCAAGTAAAAAAGCTTTAGATTTTATGAATTGGTTAGTTGGTCAGTATGGTGAAACAGGTGCGGCTGAGTATCTGTTAACTGAACACAAAATTAAAGATCTTAGAAAAATAAAAATAGATTCTGGTGTGTATACATCACACGGTATAGCCGGTAATCAAGACACAGAAACTTTAGGTACGTTAATTTTTGGTCCAAAAGTTGGAGCATTTATAGCAAACTTACATGGTGTAGAAGACGTCACTATAGATCTATGGATGACCAAAGCACATAACAGACATACCGGAAAATTGTTAGAAGGTAATCTCGGATCTGATGGTACTGTAAGCACACCTAGAAACGATACAGAAAGAAAACTTATGCAAGAATGGGTGTATAATGTAGCAGATAGAACAGGCAATACAGCTAGAGATGCACAGGCTATATTATGGTTTTACGAACAATATTTATATAGAAGCTTAGGTATCAAAGCAGAACCAAAAGGATTCAGTGATGGCGCAAAACAAATCGTTAACAAAATCGTTTCAAGGTAAAAAACTTACCAAAGAAGAACAAGAAGAAGTTAAAGTTATATCTAGAGGCTTATTGATCAAAGCCGGTTTAGACAAGACCAATACTGATTTCTGAGATAGCTATTAAAACAACGATAGGTGCTAGACTTACTGTACTAGCGAGCAGTAAATTTTGAAATTTTTCCAAGGTATTTCTTGATGAAATTAATAATATCAACGTCCGTTTGATATTTGAGCGCATTATATATTATTGACCAAACTTATTAAATAGAATAAGCCAAATTAATGTAGCTTTTCGACTATTTTTTTTGTTTCTTCCAGTAATTTAGCTTCAGTTCCATATCTTTTTTCAAACTCAGCTTTGTAATAATGTCTGCTAACACATTGATCATTATTTAAATTAAAACGATGATGTGCAGGACATAACGGTATCGTTAACATATGGTCTTTCCTACCCCTTGGATTCAATGGCCCTGACACAATATGATGTGGTTCAGCCGGTGAATACACATCCATTTCTTTCCAACACACAATACATCCTACCTGACAAATTTTATCCAACCATTCTTTCTCTTCTTTACGTGGCGTCTTGCCTTTCACTGTGCGGTTTTTGTGCGGTATAAATAAATACGATAACCATACATAAAGATATGTAAACGATTCCTGAAAGAATGGACTTGCTCTAAAAGCCTTGTAAAATAAGGGTTTTTTATATATTCTCGTCCCCTGCTAAGGGAGTAAGGACTAAAATCCTTCGAGGGTTCGAATCCCTCTCTCTCCGCCATTAGCCTACGTTTCAGGTTAATCATCATCTTTTATAAAGTCTATAGTTTCAGGAACTGTGCGGTTTTTGTGCGGTTTTTCTATATTTCTGGCCATTTTATGCAAGTGATCAGACTGTAAATTTACATACTTATTCATACTTTTAGTTCCTGTCCAGCCACCCATTCTCATTAAGCTAATAGGATCTGTTCCGGCTTGGACATGCCAAGTTGCCCAAGTGTGTCTCATGTCATGGAATTTAAGTTTATGTAATTTTTTATTTTTAGTAATTACTGCAACTTCGTTTCTTGCTTTTTTCCAAGAATCATTAACCAATGTTGTTAATGGATAGCCATTTTTTTTAGGGCTAGGAAAAACCCAAACAGGGTCTTTTCCTTTTTGTTTGTGTAAAATTTTTATTGCCGAGCCAACCAAAGGTATTACTAAAGCAATTTTGTTTTTTGTTTCTCTAGACTCTATATGCAGCTCTCTTTGGTCTTCTTTATATGATGTCCACTTTAAATGAGTTATGTTATGTCTTCGTAAGCCCGTGGATAAACAAAACGAAGTCATATTTTTAAGATAATCAGGTAAAGCATTTATAAATATTATTGCTTCTTTCTTGGTAAGGGCAAGCTCTCTTGGCTCTTCTTCATAGCGAGGGAAATTAGGGACTCCATCGATCCATCCCCATCTTTTTGCAGCTGTAAATATTCTGCGTAAGTGAGTTGCGGCCTTATTTGCAGTAGCACCCTTAACTCTTTTTCTACGTTCTTGTATGACCTTGTGAACAAGATCACTATCAATATCTCTAATGTTACAACCACGAAAGAATGGAGCAGCAAATTCAATATTGTATTTAAGCTCATGGTCAGTTACCTGTTTCTCTTTGTTCTCTAAATACCTTACTACTGCGTCTTCCCATTTATACTCAGGACTTTCATCTGTGTATTTGAGATTCCACAACTTTGCTTTAAGTTCATCATGGACTCTTTGGGCCTTTTTCTTATCTACTGTTCCAGTAGTTTTTCGTATTTCTCGTCCGTTGTGACTGATTCTAATATGCCAATTGTCGGATCCTTTGCGTTTGTGTAGTCCCATATATCTTCCTTTTTTTCCTTCAATTTTATACTTCCTGTCAACCATGCATCCAAAGATGAGGATAAAAATCTATAGTCACGTCCCACTTTCTGACATGGTATTTCACCTTTTTTAGCCAATTTGCGAACTGTAATGATCGTAACTCTTAGATATTCTGCTGTTTCGTCTGCGTTTAATACTGGTTTCAATGTATGTTTTCTCCTTTAATTATTGCGTCTAACATAATGTTATTTAATTCTTGATACTGTGCTGCTTTTAGACAAGCCATAATTTCCATAATAATTGGTTGCTCTAAATTTATACGTTCAGATAAAAGCCTAAAAAAATAATTTTCAGTAGGCTCACCTGCAAATGCCGGAAAGTCTTGTGTTATTTTTTCAATGTCCGGTATCAAAACCGGTAACACAACTAACTCTTCAGACATTACTCCGCCGCAGTTTCTTCTACTACCTCTGCGTCTACTACTGGAGGTTCTTGCTCTTTAGGTTGTGAAGCTTGCACAAGTGCATTTAGTCTGTTTCTTGTTCCACCGACAACTTCTAAATCTTGTCCGTCAAAGGCACCTGCTTTAGATGCTTTATCTATTGCTGCAACTGCTATTGCAATATCATTAAGATTTACAGGCTCACCTTGTTTTTGTTCTTCTGTCATTGTGTTTCCTTTTATTTATTAATATCGTCACGGTACACCTTCATATTTTTAGGTGCTTCTATTCCTATCCTAGCTTTTGGTATTGGCCTTCCTTCATTTTCTTTAGTGCTAGATACCACGTCTATCAATACTAAAGTTACTTCAGCCGATTCACCTATCTGCTTTTCTTGTTTGTCGGCAGATAATATAAAACTATTAGTTGTCCTGTCTTTTGAATTTTCTACTGAAAACTCAACCTTCCTTTCTTTTAGTCCGCCAGTTACTTCTTCTATTCCTATAATAAAGTCACTGGTTTGCTCAAGATCTTCCTTTTCTAACTGGTAGCCACAATATACCTTGCTGCCAGTTTTTCTTGTTAAAACTAGATGGCTCACAAATATCTCCTATTAGTAGAGAACTTGATCGGTCTATTAAAACCGGAGAGGTGGTTTTATTTTCCGAACAAGCGCCCTTTTTTGTTTTTTTAAAACGGTACGTCTTCATCGTTACCGCCTGAACTGAAAACTTCATTACCACCATCATTACTAGGTTTCCAGTTATTAACTTCTGCGTACATGTTCCCTGATTTACCTTCTTTGAACTGTATGTTTATAAAGTCATCACCTGCTGTTTTAGCAGCTTTTGCTTTCTCCATAAACCAAGGTCCAAAGTCAGCTATCTTGATACCAAAATCTGCTGCTATAAAGTCCTGTTTAGGTTTGTTCACATATATACCTTGCGCAAACTCTTTTTCATTTTCCATATTTATATTTCCTTAAATTTATATCCAAAACCGAGTTCCTTTGAATCTCTGTGTGCAGATACAATGTCCTCAATCTCAAGTTCTAGTTCAGGATGTTTTTCAATAATAGAATCTACTATTGATTTCCATCCTACCGACGCTGCAATTTGTTTACCTGTAAAAGTAAATCCATCACAACTAAAGTTACCATGACGTTTCCACATCACTTCTCTTTTATCATCAAATTTTTCTTTTAATGATTTTACTTCTGCTTGTTTAGCAATAAGTTCTCTGTGCTCTTGCATAAAAGCAAGAGTATGTTCATTTTTTATTTCCGGATGATCGTAATATCCAGAATCAAATTTATAAACAAATTCCTCTGTAGCTTGAACCATTGGCTCAAACAAATCTTCAAAATGTTCTTTAAATAATTCTATGTACAATCCTTCTTGTGTTTCACTTGCGTAAACATAGAAGTCAATTTGTTTTGCATTCGGAGCGACCAAGAACTGTAATGCCATTTGACATCTGTAGGCTTCTGGGACAATTCCTTTAGAGACATCTTTCCATAAATGTCCACCTTTTTGCGACCAAGGGCATTTAATTTCGCATAAGGTTTCACCACAATCAGTTTCACCGTCAAGTGATGCAAGCCAATTCCATTTTTCATAAACTCTTGGTGTATATTTTTTATTTGTAATTTGCTCAAGAGCATGTCTTGCTTCGTCTTCGTAATCATTACCGTGTCCAAGGATATGGGCAGGTACATTAATTTTTGTTTTTCCATTAAGTAAATCCGCTAATGCCTGTGGGCAATTTGTTTCAAAAAGAGTCTGACAATATTTACCTTCAATATCAGGGTGTGGCACGATTGCTGGCATACCTGTACCTGTTATATATGGTTTATTGTTTCTACCGTGTTGTCTGTAATGCAACCAAGCTTCTGTGCCTTGAGGTATCATGACCTCTTTAGGCTCTAAAGCCTGTATCTCTTTTAAATCAGTCATTTTTTTGTAGTTTTAACTTGTGTTAAAAATTCTGTTCTTGACTGTACAGCCATAAAAAGTTTTCCTAACAAGTTAGTTAATGGACCTACTTGATTTACTTCTGTTAATGACCTGTATGCTTTGCCATCACCTAATTCGCAATACTCTAAATAATGATTAAAGTCTTGAAATCTACCGCCTTCACCGCCAATATCTAAATGCCCCATTAATGCATCTTTATTTTCTTTGAGATATTGTTTTATTACTTCTCTAAGTTGTTGGATAGGATCATCTATAGCAACTTTTATTTCGTCAGCTGATGGGCCAGTGCCATAACCTGCTGATTCTAATGCTCTTCCTATTGACGAGGTTTCTGCGTTTTCAACTGCTGATGTTTTATTGATTCTGCTAGAGTCACGATTTTCTTCTGCGTATCCAGTTGCAATCACATCACCAACTATTTGACCATATTCATCCCACTTGAACTTTCCTTTTACTATATAGCAAACAAACTCAACCATTGATGGATCGTTTCTGTCTATTCTTTCAGTTATGTATCGCCAATCAGGGTTATCAGTCCTAGCACGTACTTTTCTGCTAGAGACTAACTCATAACTTTTTCCTGATATTGATACGTGAGTTTGTTTATCTTCAGGGATGGTATTTTGTGTTTCTGCTTTGATTACTTTCTTAGCAGAACCGTTAGCTTTTTGAACAGGAACTTTAGTTGTTTTAGTTTCTGTAACTGCGTGACGTTGATTAGCCATATTGCACTCCTCATTTTCCTAGTTATTTTCCTTACATCTTTTATGTATATCAGCATCAGCTTGTTCAGCTAATTGCATTTTAATAAAATGTAAACACTCTTCTATAAGTAGGGCAGAAGTATCAATACTATCGTTACCATTGGTCCTAATTAGCGACTCTATCAATAAAACTACAGAGTCTTGTTGAAGCGCCTCTTTAATTAAATCTTTTCTTTGTAAAGAATCTTGATTTAAAAATGCTGCTTTAATTAATCTTTGTTTTACTTCTAGGTCTAAACTAACAAAATCTGTTATTCCGCTATCAACGGCTTCGTTAATTTTGTTGTTATATATAGTGTTGTTTAACATCATTTAATATACGTTTTGATATATTTAACAACATCTTATAACATGAAACTACACAAATCAATGCTTTGTGGAAATTTATTTATTTGGAATGATTAAACGTGTTATTACAGTCATTTCTTTCTTGTATCAACTGTATAGCCATTTTTCTTATTTCAAAAATCTCTTCCTTGTTATTTTTTCTTCTTTTAAGATCGTAACTCATAGATAAAAAAATAAAATAATACAGACAGTATGTCTAGTACAATTTGAAGTAAATTTTTACTTGTAAATTTTTACTTGTAAATTTTTACTTGTAAATTTTTATTTTGACTTTAAAGGTATAGCTTTTTTTTCAAAGACGTTGTCTTTAGGAGATGCAGAGGTAAGTGTGCGAATTATATTTCTTGATATTTGTTCTCCAAATCTTGGAGCGAAAAGGGTATGAAAAGATTTAATTATATTCGTTGAATAAATATCTTCAAAGGCATCAAGAATATTAAGCGTCCTTAGTTCTTGTGCGTAAGATAAATATTCGCCTATCTCAATAATCAAATCATCATTTAAATGATATTGTTTTGTCCTTTTATCTTCATCACATGTGTGTCGATGTATTATTTCTTTTCGAACACCATCTTGTATTTTTTTTTTAATTAATTCTTCACCAACATCTTTTTTAATGTCAAAAACAGAAAAGATATCGTTTATTTTAACAGCAACACCTTTAGCTTCAGCCATTAAAAATACTGTGAAAAACCTATACCCTTTGAAATCGTTTAAAAAATAATTAAACCATTCTTTGTCTTGATGTGGCGCATTTAGATAATGCTTATAAGTCATTACTTCAGCTTCTGCTAAAGATCTAAAATCCTTTATTCTCATTTGTTAGCTAACTAATTTAATTAGTCTGTTGAAAGCCTTACGATCTAAAGTGCCTTGTTCTGCCGATACTGTGTAAAGCTCTGCTATTACTTGAGCAATTTTCTCTTTAGATTTTCCTTCTAATTGCTTATAAACTTCATCAATACATTCTTCTAATAAATCTGAATTTATACTTAATTCATCCTCTATTAAATCTATGGGTCCTGTTCCGGTTATCAAAAAAGCACTGTTAATTTGAAATGCATCACATAATTGTTCTAATCTGTTTGGCAAAGGTTTAGTGTGGCCATTAAGCCATTTTGATACTGGCGATGTAGTTAGATGCAATTTATCTGCAATTAATCTAGTTCTTTTAAAACGATCATACCCTTTATGATCTAGTGCTTGGTGCAGTCTATCTGCAAATTCATAATTATAATTATGATTCTTTTTTTCGTTCATAGTTTTCCTCGTAACTATCTATTTACTAACTTTGGAGACTTAATAAATATAACAATAAAGACAGTATCACTTATAGAACGATTATACAAATTTTAATGTTCCAGCTAAGTAGGTTACGTTGTAACTGTTGACAAATATTCCAGAGAAGCTGTAGTATTGCTTTGAGGAGATACTATGGGTAAACAAAATTTGATGAAAATTGTTGCTACAGCACAGACTGCATCGCCACAATTAGAAAATGGATACACCAGTTTTGCTAACGAGCTTATAGACAAAATTATACAGTTTCCATTTACTAGCAGGCAGTTAAAAATCATGTTAGCCATTATGAGAAAAACATATGGTTATCACAAAACACACACTTATCTTAGAAACGAATATATTTGCAAGATGACTGATCTTGAGAAATCTGCTGTGAGTAAAACATTAAAGCAATTAAAAAATATGGATTGCATTATTGATTATCACAAAAAGGACCCTAGTTACCCAGAAGGAGAATTAGGTATACAGAAAGATTATTTTAGATGGAACAAAACGGTTGTCAAAACGACAACTGAGTTGTCAAAACGACAACAAAAAGTTGTCAAAACGACAACCATAAAAGAAAGAAAGAAAACTAATAAATATAGTGAGGACTTTAGTGAGTTTTGGTCAGTGTATCCAAAGAAGAAAGATAAACATGAAGCATATAAGAAATATATACAGGCAAGGAAAGAATATAGTGCCGAGTTCATACTAGAAACTACGCAAAGATTTGCACTAGATGTTGACCTAGAAAACACAGAACAGCAATACATAAAACATGCTAAAACATTTTTACACCAAAGAGAGTTTGAGGATTATGAAGATCTCACAGAAGAACAGATACGTTCTAAACACACCCTGACTAAAACTAATAAACCTGATAACAGACCACAGTGGGCCAAAGATAAAGATGTGTTAGATGAGCAGAACCAAAAAAGAGTTTCTACACATTGGCAGATAGAAGAAAGAAAAGAAAAGGTATTAGTCAAAGATCCAAACATAAAAAGCAAGTTTGCCAAATTAGGTAAGAAATATAATTTTTAATGATCAATCCAAGCGAAGAACAAAAAGAGGGTAAGTGGGATTTACACAAAAAGCTTAGAGAAAACAAAAAAGAAGCCAACATCAATTTAGCTGAAATAAAAAGATTACACAAAATGCGAAAAGCACAGTTCAAGATGAAAGTTAAATACGAATCTAACGACAAAATTACACAAGCAGAACTAGAGACTAGATGTGATGCAGATGAAGAAATTACTACAAATGAAATGAATGTAGATTTAGCTGCATTTAAAGTTGAAGCGTCTAAGTTAGAGCTAGAAGAATTTAAGATGAAACATGAAGAAGAAATATCTCAACGTGCTTACGAAAGAGAAGAAATGAGACTTAGGTGAGCAATTGGGATGAAAGAAACGATTTATACAGTACAAAGGGAGCTTCAAAAGACGAAACTCGTGTTGATTTTACAAATAGGAAGATACAAGAAAACACATGTTTAAGAATGTATTTTATATGGCCAACCAAACGATTAGTACAGTTTGTAAAATGGTGCAAAGACACAAAGCAAAATGAAAAAGCAAGAATTGCACAAGCAGTCTTTACTGGACTCTGGGAAGACGGAGCAAGACCGCCAATTAAAGAACCAATTAAATGGACAATCTGGTTGGGACATGGTGAATCATCCTGAACATTACGCTAACCAAGGTGGTGTTGAATGCATAGACGCAATTAAATCAATGTTAACCAAAGAAGAGTACATAGGTTATTTACGAGGTAATGCTCTTAAGTATATCTGGAGGAGATCTAAAGGTAATTACAAACAAGATATTGAAAAAGCACAGTTTTATCAAAACAAATTAAAGGATGAAATCTAGAAGAGTGGTAGGTAAAAAGATTGGTTTTACTCTAGAAGGTTGGGGTCTAGATGATTTAGTTAACAATATGGAATCTTTCGAAGAACCGGTATTAATTACCGTCACACCAATAGAATCGGAAGAATCTCACCCAATTAATTATTACAACGATTTATTAGCAGCTGTAATAGATAGTTTATTAGACACAAAACTTATTAAGGATGTATATAGTTTTAGGATGGCAAAACCGATAGTAGGTGAACAAATCGGTGTAAGGATAAGTATAGAGGAAATTAGCAAGGAGGTTGACCAATGAATCTTAATTTATGCCAATTTATAAAGACGTTATACATGCCGTTTCAAATTCCTATGCAGCGGAACTAAAATCAAATTGCAAAAGTTCTTCAGCATTTTCTGACGCTATTAAAAATGCTAAAGACCCTAGTTGGCTATCACCAGAAGAATTGATAGCACAAGCTTCTTTTACAATAAAAATCTGTAAAAAAAATCTTAATACGCAACTGGTCAATTATATGGACGCAGTTTATACGCTACCCAATATAGAAAGAGAAGAAGGTGAATTTTGTGGTACTAAAAGAACTGAACGTAAAGAACTAGCCTGTTTAAATTTATCCTATGTCTTGTCTGAAGATTTAAAACTACACCCAACAGCCTGTTGGTTCTTTGTCAGAGAATACTCAGGTCTGCCAAGGTTAATTTCTAGAAAAAACGCAAAAGAAATAGTTAATAAAAGTGAAGCAAGCTTAAGCAGATATAAACGAAGGATCTTTAAAGAGCTGGCCAATTACCACGATCAGATGCTCTTACATTTACACGGTCCATTACAAGATGCGGATTTAATACCCAAAACTGCAAATGCCTAGACAACTATACGAAACAAAGCAAGACATCAGTGAAGAGTTGACTATTGCAGAGCGTTGTTTAAAAAGCTGGAATATAGTTAACTACCATAAGTTGCCGATATCTTATTATGTAGATTTCGCACTATGTAGAAAGAAAAAAGTGGTAGCTGTTTTAGAAATTAAAAACAGAAAACATACACCAGAAACTTTTCCAACACTTTATTTTTCTTTGAATAAATGGTTGCACGGAAAGCGGTACAAAGACGAAATGAACATAGAGTTTGTTTTAGCCGTAGGATTCACTGATGGAAGCATCTGGCATTTTACTTACGACCCAAGAGCCAGTATAGATTTTGAAATTACTTGGGGAGGTAGAAATCAAAAAAGGGACAGTCAGGACCAAGAGCCGGTCATACATATTCCGGTGAGTTTATTTAAAAAGTTAAACGAAACATGAAAAATAAAGTAGCAAAAGATACATCAGATTGCGATCTCAAAAACGCTAAAGTTGTTTATATACATTCCATACCACCTTATTGGAGAGACTACGACAGAGAACAGCCAACCGAAGAGGGCATCTATGTTTGCTTAGGTGCTGTCACTGGAAGGGCCAGACACCTTGAGCAACATTTTGTAGATTTCTGTGAATACATAGTCGGTGCAGGATTCGATGTGGATCTAGAAAATTCAGAAAGAATTATTACTCATTGGCTGCCAGTACCAGAATTACCAGAAGGAGATAAACTTTCTACAAAAAAGATAAGTACATTGTTTTAATTACATTTAGCAACACATAGTTGCTTTTAGTATTGATAAAATATAATATTCTTGTAAAGCAGGAGTAACCATAAATGATATGAACATTTTTGGAAATACAACTAGTTTGAGTGACACACCTTGTATGGGGATTTGCTCATCATCACAGTTTGGAGATAAACGCTGTAGAGGTTGTGGCCGGTTTGATTTTGAGATCCGAGAATGGAATACATTAGAGGACCAACAAAAGAAAGAAGTTAATATGAGAAATTGGGGCGATTACCCAATAAAGCATAGAAATCTTACAGAGGATGATAAAACTTTGTTATTGGAAAGAATTATCTTATTAAAAAAGTTAGAACAAAAAGAAAAGGAAATACATAACAATAATTTGCTGGTTGATTTTACAGTTTATAAAAGGGACGAAATCAGTGAAGTTAAAAGAATTAAATAGTTACCCCCTTAGAGCAGGCTTCCTCCTCAATTACTAATAGCTATCGTGCTTGCTCTTAAACTTTCATACGATAGCGATCTAATGAACCTGAGCACGTTCAAAAAAGGCTCACTTTATTTCAAAATAATAGTGTACAAAGTACACTACTTAGTATAAGATTAAGTAGTCAAATTAATAAAGGAGAGAAAAATGACAAAAAATTACAATATTTATGATTCAGAAATTAAAGCAATTCAAAAAATTATTGCAGTAGCTGAAGCTCACGGCAAACATTTAAGAAGTTACGGTAGATCTGGCTTTGAAGGTGGAACTTTAGAGTTATGGTTTGAACATGTTTCAGATGGATGGGACATAGAAGAAACTTATTCAATGCCTTATAAAAACGTATACAAAAGAGATTTTGAATTCTCTTTTGAAGAATGTGAGTTATTCAGAGTACAAAGAAATAAATTAGATGGGGAGGTGGCATAAGCCACTTCCACAACGGAGAGAAAAATGACATATAATTTTGAAAAAGACCAAACGGTTTATTACATAGACTGGCAGAATAAATACAAAAAAATTCCTGCACTAGTTGTTGATGCAAAAAGAACATGGGCGACTGTTAAATTGAACGTAGGTATATTTAAATGGGAACTAACAGATGTTCCTATGGAAGACTTAGAACCTACAGATGATTTTACAGTTAAAAAAGGAACTGCGTTAGTTTTCAAGAATGACGACTTGAATAGAGAATACTGTAAAAGTTTTCCTTCTTATTGTTAAAAAAATTTGCAATTAATCGTTCCAGAAACTAATTAAATATATACATAGGAGAAATTATGGATAAAATAAGAAAGCCGGAAAACTCTGAATCTCTAGATCTAGAGAAGTCTTTTGAAGACTACAGAGAAGCTTACGAAAATAAAGAAGTAGAGGTGCACAATGACTGAGTACACTGAAGCAATACGTAAGATCCAAGAGCAACTGAATCATCAAGCTTGGCTTAAAACACCGAAGCTAATACATGCTAACGGTGGCAAGGTTGAGCAATGGCTGAACGACGGATCTGTTGAGATCTATAGAAAGAACTGGCGCGGCAAATACAAACTCGCAGAAGTTATTAACAATGGCAAAGAATCAAACTGAATATGTTAGACCTGAAAGGATTAGATTCCTGCAAGGATTGAAAGGAAGAAAATTAATAACTAAAGAAGAATATGAAAGATATACCATTAAAAAATGAGTTTTATTTTGCCGACGATGAATCAGGCAAAACAGTCAGGTGGAATTGGTCCGAAGATTATCAGCATGCAGCTTGGAATCATAAGACCGGAAAGCCTAAGAAAAAAGATTTGATCTTACTGGACAACCTAACACCAGTAGAGTCAGAAAATATTAAACAAGAATTGTATATGGATATTCTAAGAAACGAATATCCTAACGCATCAGAACTTAAGGAAGAGAATGAACGAAATAATAGGATCAAAAGATTGTAAGAATTGTGGTTTATCTTTTGGCATAACAGCACACAAGAAAACTAAAGTATATTGCAGCGATGCTTGTAGAAGAACAATCTATGAAACTTTGAAGGAAGGTCTATAATGTGGTTGGTGGAGACAAACGAAAAGTTTAGGCAGATAGTAAAAGAAAAAGGCCTAACATTAAAACAAGCAGGCAAAGAAGTTTATGTTACTGAGGACACCGCAAAAAGTTGGTCTTCTGGAAGACGTAAAATGCCTTTAGTGTCGTTAGAATTGCTTAGTAATAAGTTAAATATTCTTTTTAAAAAAAACGATTATTTAGTAGACAAGGTTAGTGAAAAAGACTAACATTTAATTCCTAGGATACGATAATTGTATCTTTTCAAGAATTTTAATTCTACAAACAATATAATTTTTTATCATTTGTCACCTATACTCATAGTAAACGTATCCTAGAACTTATCAAATAAACCCCAGAGTTTTTCCTTTGGGGTTTTTTTATATATGGAAATAAACCCACTCATAGTTTGGAATGCATTTATAACTTTGGTCGCAGCACCGCTTTTATATGGTATCCGCAAAAACGAAAAAGAAAACGCTGAGTTAAGGATAACCTTGTCTGATTTTCGTATTGAAACCGCAAAGATGTACGTTACAAAAAAAGATTTAGCTGAAGACGTTGACAGAATATTACAGCAACAAACTTCAATAATAGATTCAATCAACAGATTAGACGCAAAAGTAGATTCATTATTACTGGATAAATGAATGAACCAGTATTGTTCGGAGACATGAATGAATATGGAATAGTGTTAATAACACTATCTCTGCTTGCATTAACAATTTTATATATAAAAAAACTATAAATATGAGCTTAGAAAAATTAGAACTTACAAGACACTCTTACGATCCAAGAGGAACGTTAGGAAGACTATGGTATCCAACTGGACGCTATGATTGGTTTCAAGGTGGTTTTTTTCACACAGTCGAACGACCTTGGTTAGACAACGCACCAAATATAAGTTGCATACCGCAAAACACATATATTTGTAAAAGAGTAAATAGTCCTAGATTTGGTAATACATTTGAAGTAACCGATGTACCGAATAGAACACACATATTGATTCATGCAGCCAACTTTCCACATGAGCTGCAAGGTTGCATAGCTGTAGGAACTGAATTAATGGCCGATAAGGTTGCCGTTGCATCATCACGTAAAGCACTGAATAAACTTTACGAAGAGTTGGCAAACATAGATGAATTTGAATTAGAGATAAAGCAACTCATCGTCTAAACCAAATGAAACAATGCAGGATCTGTGAAGAGGTCTTGCAAGATAATAGTTTTTATAAAATAAAACAAAACAAAAAATCAAGCAAAGAATATTATTACAACGAATGTAAATCTTGCCGACATGTTAGAGACAACATAAGGATCTCTAGCACACCAGAACGCTATTTAAAGCAAACCTATAAAAATTTAAAGCATAACAGGACCAAGGGCCTGACTAATAAACACTACGACTTTGAAATATCAGAGCAAGATCTTGTGGACCAATGGTATAAACAAGATGGTATCTGCGCTTTAAGCGGAATTAAATTAACACACTTAAAAGACGGCAAAGGCAAAAAATGGATGAATGCCACCGTCGACAGAATAGATCCAAGCATAGGTTACGAAAGAGACAACATACAATTAGTTTGTCACAGAGCGAACCTGATCAAACATGACATGACAGAAGTAGATCTAATGTTTTGGGTTGAATCTATTAATGAACATAAACAGTTAAAAGGATTATTACAACAATGGAGTTAATATGGCGGAACTCACCGACAAGCAACAACGCTTTGTGGATGAATACCTCGTCGATTTTAATGCCACACAGGCAGCTATTCGATCTGGTTATTCTGAAAAAACAGCAAGAGCAATAGGAGCAGAAAACCTCACAAAACCTGACATTGCAAAAGCTATACAAAATGCAATGACACATAAGAAACAAAGGACCGAATTGGATGCTGACTTTGTTATCAAGTCTTTAATGACTGAAGCAATGGAGCAAGGAGAGAGATCTTCACACGGCGCAAGAGTACAAGCATTGGCTCACTTAGGCAAAGTATTAGGTATCTTTGCACCGGATAAAGTATCAGTTGATATGAGTCATAAAGATTGGTTGGAATCATTACCAATACCGGATAACGAACATGTCGAACATTAAGTTATCAGCTTTAAGAGACGATTTTAAATACTATGCAAAGCATTGCTTAAACATAGTTACTAAAGACGGCAAGAAAACACCGTTTGTTTTAAACGAAGCTCAAGAAATAGTTTATGACGCTCTGACAGAACAGTATGAAAGAACTGGCAAAGTAAGAGCGATCATTGTCAAAGCCAGACAAATGGGCATATCTACTCTTATAGAGGGAATGATGTTCCATAGGACCACAATGAATCAGAACATGAATACGTTCATATGTTCTCACTTAGCAGAAAGCACATCTTCAATCTTTAAGATGACTAAAACCTTTCTGGATAATTTACCGCATGAAACGGTAAAACCTAGTATCGGCATGCAAAGCGCTAGTGGATTGCATTTTGATGAAATTAACAGCTCATTTAGAGTCGGTACGGCCAGATCTAAAACAACTGGACGTGGAATGACATTACAGAATCTTCATGCATCAGAGCCTGCTTATTGGGACTTTGCTGAAGACATTACTGCTGGACTGTTGCAGGCAGTTGGTAGAAACAGTTGGGTTGTGTTTGAATCTACTGCTAATGGACTAAATTGGTTTCACGATCAAGTTAAACAAGCAGAGTTAGATGAAAGTGAGTGGCAGGTTGTATTTGTACCTTGGTCTGTGATGGAAGAATACCAACAGCCATCTGGAAAAAACTTTGTTTTATCAGATGAAGAACAATTCTTAGTAGAACAATATAAAGTAAACAATGATCAGTTGGCTTGGAGACGTAATAAGATCTTAGAGCTAGGTGATGACAAGTTTAAACAAGAGTATCCAATAAATGTAAACGAAGCATTTATTTACTCTGGACGACCTTTTGTAGAGGAACGGTACATAACCGCAGCTGAAGAAGAAGTATTTCAACCAGATATGATTGGAGACTTTGATCCTTTAGGTCAGTTTATACCCAGATCTGACAAGAAAGGCTCATATAAACAATGGGGTGTTGTAGACAGAGGTGTTGATTACTGCATAGGTGTAGACGTTGCAGAAGGCAGAGGCGGTGACTATTCATGTGCACAGGTTGTGAATGAAGATGGTGAACAAGTGGCGGTATGGCACGGTTATATAGATCCGTTTGAGTTTGGCGATAAAATCCAAGACTTGGCCAGACATTGGAACTATGCATACGTCATCGTAGAAAGAAACAATCACGGCATATCAGTATGTGATCGTTTAAAGCAATTAGATTATAAAAACGTATACCAAGAAGAATCTTGGGATAGGCGCTACGAAGGCCGTAAATCACCTAAGATTGGTTTTACTACCACAGCTAAGTCTAAACCTTTAATCGTAGACAATTTAGCTTCTATGTTGAGATTAGAAGAATCCGGCATCGTTGATCTTGATTTAATAAAAGAATTAAGAACCTATCAAATTGATGATAACGGATCCACCAACGCAGCATCAGGATGTTATGACGATAGAGTTATGGCTTACTGTTTAGCTTTATTTGGATTAAGAACCTTACCAAAGAAAAGACCTGTGGTGCTAAGAGAAAAGTTTGAACCTTTAGACAAAACAATTGGATATTAATGGCAAAAAAAAGAGATCCCAGATTAGATAGAGTTGGTGTTGATGGATTTAACAAACCAAAACGGACACCAAACCATCCTACCAAATCTCATGTAGTTGTTGCTAAAGATGGAGACACAATCAAAACAATACGCTTTGGACAACAAGGCGTTAAAGGATCTCCACCTAAAAAAAACGAATCAGAAGCTGATAAAAACAGACGCAAATCATTCAAGGCAAGACATGCTAAAAATATAGCAAAAGGCAAGCTATCAGCAGCTTATTGGGCAAATTTAAAGAAATGGTAAAGACATGAAAAAAGCCAATCATTACAAAAAAGATGGAACTTTACACAAAGGCGGTTCACACAAGATGTCAGATGGAACTATGCACTCAGGTGCAAAACATGCCAAGTCCAGTGTGAAACTTTTCCATTATGGAGCCTTAACCAACAAAGCAAAGAAAAAGGCCAAAACTTACTGGAGTAAATAATGCCAAAAAAAGGACTTTACACAAATATACACGAAAAACGTAANCGAATCGCTGATCAAAAGAAACGCGGTGCTAAAAAAGTAGAGCGCATGAGAAAAGTAGGATCTACAGGAGCACCGACAGCAAAAGCATTTAATAAAGCAAAGAAAACAGCAAAGAAAAAGTAAATGGCAGAAGAGTATAAATACGACGAAGATATCGTAGATCAACCTGACATGATGTTAACCGACGATGCGCTTGAAGAAAAAGAACAACGTGTTGATTACGAACAAGAGTCTGAAATGCACTCTCTTGCTTCTAGCATGACAGAAAAATGGGAAGAATATAAAAATGCCAGAACAGACATAGAAGACAGGTGGCTTGAAGATCTCAGAGCATTCAACAGTCAATATGATGCAGATGTCTTAGGCAAAGTTAACGCATCAGATAGAAAAAGATCAAAAGTTTATGTTGGCTTAACAAGAACTAAATGTATTGCCGCATACAGTCGTATAGTGGATTTATTGTTTCAAGCTGGTGATCGTTTTTGGAATATAGAGCCTACACCTATAGCAGACATCGGACCGCAAGCAGAACAAGACCTATCACAACAAGCTATTCAAGAAGTCACACAACTCACTGGAGAAACTCCTATAGATTCAAGAGAATTAATTGGAGCTAGAATGGATGAGTTGGCTGGAGAGTTTCAAAACGAAATGCAAGCAAGAGCTCAACAAGCTTCAGATGACATGCAAACACTAATTGATGATCAGTTAGTAGAAGAAGACGCAGAGATAAAAATAAAACAAGCCTTGATGGAAATGGTCATTATGGGATCAGGTTGCATTAAGAGTGCGACAATAAAAATTAAAAAAACAGAAAGATTTTTTCAAGATCCAACAGACGGACAATTTACTTTAATGTATGAAGAAGAGCCGGCTCCTGATATAGAAGCAGTATCTATCTTTGATATATACCCAGATCCTTATGCTTCTACAATGAATGAGGCTGATGGCTTATTTCGCAGACACATACTTAATAGATCACAATTTAAAAGACTGGGTGAGTCAGATGGATTTGATCAAGAACTTATTGATCAATGTTTAAGAATGTATTCAGAAGGCAATCACACAGAAGCATCACACGAAAAAGAAAGACGAGATATTGCTAATGTAAATAGATTAGGTGAATCAAATCGTTTTGAGGTTTTAGAATATTGGGGTTTAGTCAGCGGACATGATTTAAAAGATTATGGCATTGATATAGAAGATGAAGCAGATCAGTATCAAGCCAATGTATGGATCTCTAGTGGTAAGGTATTAAAAGCACAATTGAATCCAATTATGACTCAAAGGATTCCTTATCAGATATTTCCATACGAAAAAACACCACATCAATTTTGGGGAGTCGGTGTAGCTAGAATGATGAGAGATTCACAGGCCACTATGAATGCCGCAACCAGAATGTATATAGACAACATAGCTATATCTTCTGCTCCTATGATAGAGGTTAATTCAGACCTTCTGGCAGCCGGAGAAGATCCAACAGACATATACCCTATGAGAGTTTTCATACGTGAAGGAGGCGACGCTTCTGTGCCTATGATGCGCTTTTACCAACCGAACAATGTTACGCAAGGTTTAGGAAATATAATAGAAATGTTTAGAACCTTTGCTGATGAAACAACAAGCTTACCAAGCTATACACACGGCGAGCAAAGCCGCGGTTTAAATAAGACAGCTACAGGTATAAGCATGTTGATGGGAGCCGCTAATGTGGCCCTTAAAAGCACTATAAAAAATATAGATGATTATTTGACTAAGCCTTTGATTGAATCGTTGTACTACTGGAATATGGAGTGGCACGAAGATGATGCAGTTAAGGGAGATTCAAAAGTTGTAGCTAGAGGCTCAAGCGCATTAATTGCTAAAGAAATGCAATCACAACGCTTGTTACAGTTCCTAGAAATAACAAGTAACCCTATGGACGCACCGTTGATAAAACGCAAGAAATTGCTAGAGGATGTCGCAGCGTCTATGGATATTGATCCTGAACAAGTAATAGTAACAGATGAAGAATTACAGCAAGCTATCAGAGCCTCAATGCAGGGCGATCCTAATGCTAACCCAGACCAAGGAATGGAAGCACCTACAGGACCACCTTCTGGAGAGATTGACCAGATGCAGAGATAGGCTAGAGATAAGCAGAAATGAAGAAGAATTCTATCGCGAGCAAGGTATAGCAGCAGAGCTGAGATACATGCAAACGATCGATGAAACGGCGAAAGCCGTATTGGAGAATGGGAAACGGTAAAACCACCCCATTCAATTTGTTAAACAACCGTGGATACCTAGCGAAAGCTAGACCCTAGAGAGGTTATTATGGCAAAAGTTGACCCAGAGCAACTCGAAAAAGAAGCCGATGAACTTATGGCTAAGTTTAATGCAGAGACAGAAACACCTTCTGAACCTGAGACAGAGACTGTAGAAAAGGAACAAGCTACAGAGGAAGTTGAACACACAGAAGAAACCGCAGAAGTCGAAGCACAAGATATAGAGCCACTCAACCCTGACGTACCAGAGGACACTGAGACAGTAGAAGCATCGGAAGAGGTACAGGACACTGAAGAAGACAGGGATGAACCTTCTGAAGAATCAAGTCCAGATAATAGTGTGTTTGAAGAACGCTATAAAAACGCACAAGCAAGGATGACTAAAGCAACTCAAGAAGCAGCTGATCTTCGTAAGAAAATGGCTGAAATGGAAGAGAGATTGAACTTTAGAGAGCAATTGCAAACAAAAACTACGCCTGTTGAAAATACAGAAGTAGAAGGTGATCTTAAATCATTGATGGAAGATTATCCGGATATTGCAAAACCTTTAATAAGTAAAATTAATACTTTAGAAAACCAACTCAACAATACTGCACAGAGCCAAGAGCAACGTGAAGAGGAAAGAGTTATGACGGAGCATATAGCTGCGATTAAGGCAGCTCACCCAGATCTAGATGAAGTTCGCACAAGCGACGATTTTCAAGGCTGGATGTCACGTCAGAGCAATTTTTATCAACGCATTGCAGAAGAAGGATCTAGTGAAGATGTTATTGAATTGCTAAATGCATATAAAAAAGCGGTCGGTTATGACGCACCAATTGTCGACAGTTCATCTAAAAAGGCTGCCAAGTTAGAAGCAGCAAAAAGGGTCGCAGACCCTAAGCTGCCTAAAACAAGACAGTCGTCGAGTGGCAATCGTAAAGCTAGTTTTACTGTTGATGAAATATCTCGTATGACTCCCAAACAATTTGAGAAGTATGAGAAAGAAATCGACAAAGCGTATTCTGGCGGAAGGATTGCTATAGATTAACTTAACCCTAAAAGGTGAATAATAATGGCATTCCCTACTTTTAGCGCTGCCCAACAAAAATTTATACCTGAAGTATTCTCTAAGAAGCTTCAAGCTAAATTTTATGCGGCTAGCGTATTACCTCAAATTTCCAACACAGATTGGCAAGGCGAAATCAGCGGTCAGGGTGACAAAGTCCACATCAGATCAGTACCAACGGTAGCGATCAATGATTACACAGGATCAGTCACTTACGCAGATGTCACCACAACCGACACTGAGTTGTTAATTGATCAAGCAAAATACTTTGCTTTTAACGCTGATGACATTTTGGCACAACAAAGTGACATCGACATGGTTAACCAAGCATCCCAAGACGCTGCTGAACAGATGAAAATTTCTGTTGATACAACTGTATTAGGTGCTGTTTACTCTGGAATCTCTACTAACGTAGTAGACGACACAGGAACAGTTGCTACAGCTTCAAATATCTTAGGATATGTTTTAGATGCTGGTCAGAAGCTAGACGAAGCAAACGTACCAGAATCTGGTCGTTACATTGTACTAGCTCCAAAGCACGTCAACATGTTGAAACAATCAGACCTTAAGTCTGTGAATATCACTGGTGACGGTACATCTCCATTAAGAAATGGCAATGTTGGAACTATAGACAGATTTACTGTTTACAGCTCAAACAACTTAGCAACTGTTTCTTCACAGAAGATGTCATATGCTGGAACTAAGCACGGTATTGCTTTTGCAAGTCAGATTTCACAAGTTGAAACTGTAAGAAGAGAAGCTACTTTTGGCGACGGAGTTAGAGGCTTAAACGTCTTTGGCTACAAAGTTGTTAAAGAAGACGCTCTTTGCTTGCTAAAACTTACGTAAAGAACCCTTAGACAGGGTTTATTACTCAACTGTCTAACTGAAGGGGGACGTGTAAAAGCGTCCCTTTTCATTTTCTAAAGGAAAACTATGAACTTACAAGAAATGAACAAAGAGGAACTTGCAAAGTTTGCTCAGGATAACTTACGAAGAACCATCAACAAAAGAAAAAAGATTGATGAAATTAGAGCTGAAATACAAGAAGAATTAAATGCTCGTAATATAACGGCCGACGAAGCTATAGAGGCTGTTGAAAAAGAAGCTATAGAAGATCTCAAAGTTGAAACTCCATCGTTGAACACAGACTGGAGTGGTAACGAAATTAAATATTTAAAAAACAAAGGTGGCACAGTAATGGAAGCTACTCCTATCTTGATTCAACAGATGAAAGTTATGGAATTGATTCCTTGTAATGCACCTGACAACAAGGAGTAACTATGCCAAAAGCTGGAAAAGGCTATATGAGAGATGGAGCCAAAAAGAAAACTAAAAAATCTCCAAGCAGAAAAATAAAAATTACTAGGAAAAGAACTTATTAAGTAAATGGCAACAACCAAGGTTATAGATTTAATAAATCGCGCAGAAGAACTGTTGCAAGATACATCTAACATTAGATGGAGTCAGCAAGAGTTGTTGGATTATCTCAACGATGCACAAAAGCATATTGTTATGCAACGTCCTGACGCGAACATGGTGAACTACACACATACTTGTGCAGCTTCAGCTAAACAAAGCTTACCTACAAATAACATTAAGCTTATGAATGTCATAAGAAATGTTAACGGCAACGCTTGTTCTTTGGTTGATAGATACGCAATTGATCAGGTTGAACCTAATTGGTATACAGGATCCGGTAATACAGCTGTAAGGCATTGGATGTATGACGCTATAGATCCAACAAACTTTTATGTTTATCCAGTACCGGCTAATTCAGTTCAAATTGAATTAGTTTACGCAGCTCAACCGGNTGACATCACAATAGGTNATTTTTCTTCAGATACCACAGTCATATCCTTAAACGATTCTTATCGTAATCCGATCTTAGATTACATGCTTTACAGAGCATACTCTAAAGACACAGAAGGCGGCGGTAGTGCACAAAAATCAGCAACATACTTCCAGTCATGCCAAGCAGCTTTACAGCTTAAAACAGGCATAGACGCTCAAACAAACCCAATACCAGATACACCAGATACAGTCTAAATGAAATTTGAAAGCTTAATAAAATACGTATTGCCTGAAGTTCAAGGCGCACCGGATCCTTTGATCATAGAAATGCTGAGGGAGTCTGCAATACAGTTTTGCGAAAAAACAAATATATATACAACTGAGCCTGAAAGCATTTTCGTAACAACTGGATTGAGAGAGTACGATATTGATGTACCTACAACACAAGCTCAAGTTAATCACATAGTAAAAATATGGGGAGCTCACGGTAACGATAGCACTGAAATGGTAGCCAAGGCACCATCAGATGTTTACAGATATACATCGACAGACACCGGCGCACCTCAATTATTTTCACAGATAACATCAAACCAAATTATCATTGCACCATTTCCTGATAAAGCTTACACGCTTAGATCGTTCACATCTTTCAAACCCACCAATACAGCAACATCTTTGCCAGACAACATTATGAAAGAACATTATGAAACTATTGTTCATGGTGCTTTATACAGATTACAACAGATGGCAGATCGCACATGGTCTAATCCCAATGCTTCTGCTAACAACTTTACATTAAACAATAAAGGAATCTCTGCGGCAGCTAGGAGAGCTAAATACGGCTATGCAGGAGCTTCATTAACCGTCAAGGCGGTTGAATTTATATAAGAGGTAAACATGGCATACTATTCAACAATCAACTTAGTACAAGGCGATACTAGACCTCAGATTAAGTTCACATTAAAAGACAGCAATCAAGCTGTTTCTGGACAAAATCTAGATCCAGATGATTCTGATACTTTTGATCCTATAGATCTAACCAATGCGGCTGTAAGAGTCCGTATAAGAAAAATAGGTGAGTCAAGTCTGTTGGCTACTGAGACTTGCACGATATCTAATCCTAGTTCTGGCATATGTGCTATGAACTGGTCTTCATCTACATTAGCTACAGCAGATGGAATGTATGAAGGTGAGATAGAAGTAGAATTTAGTGGTGGTGCGAAACAAACTGTTTACGATAAATTAAAGTTTAAGGTAAGAGCTGACTTTGACTGATGGCAATAGTCGCAGTCGATATATCGTCTGATGGCGATAGTCCACAAGCCAGTCCTGCCTTAGCGGTTGGGACAAGCGCGGTAACAGCAGATGCTGGTCAGCCTTATGCTAGTCCCTATTTACATACCACTGTAAATTACACAAACCTGTATCAAGAAAGCAGTTTTGTAGCATTGTATCTAGCAGATCTAATATTAGACCCAGACACGTTAGATCGGCTCTTTGAGAATAGCCTGACTCTGGCAGAGGTTATAAACTTGGCCTACGTTAAGTCAGAGGCAGATGCATTAGTTTTATCTGAAGTTATAAACTTTGTAATAAACAAAGTAGAAAACGAAACTTTGAATGTTACTGATGCAATAACTAAAAATCAGGGCCTTAACAAAACAGATACATTTAGTGTACAAGAATTAGTGGCTATAGCCGCTAATCTTGTTAAAACAGAATCTGTATCTATAAACGATGCCTTTCTTCTGGCATTGAATAAAGGTTTTAGTGATTCACTGACAATGTCGGATTCTTTTGACAGAACAGTGGTATTCAATAGATCTTTCAATGATTCTTTTGTTTTAGACGAAACATTTGTACTTAAAGATGCAGATGTAAACAAAGGTAATATTTTCTCGCTGGGTGATGTGCTGGCATTAGCAATGGCTAAACCGGTATCTGATACAGCAAGCTTGAGTGATTCATTCACTTTAGAACAGGGTCTCATAAAGGCAGACTCTATATCAATGGGAGAGGCTATTGTTTTAGCTAATGAATTAGTTAAAACAGAGTCAATCTCTATGAGTGATGCAATAGTAACTGCACTTAACGTTCAGTTAACACAAGCAGAAACACTCACCCTAAGCGAAAGCTTATCATTAGCGAATACTCTGGAAAAAGCAGACTCGTTAAACGTTTCGGATTCGGTACTTTTAGAATTTGTGAGAGGTGTGTCAGCCGTTCTCAATTCAAGAAGTTCGCATCTTAATACATATATTTTAAACCAATAGGAAATCTTATGATTAAAGATAACTTTAATTTGAAGGGTAAATTATCAATTGCCCTGAATAATGAAGTAGTACAAGAAGTAGATAACTTAGTCGTTACTGCTGGTAAAAACTACGTTGCAGACCGTATGAAAAATAACTCAACTGTTATGGGCTATATGGCTGTTGGAACAGGCACAACAGCAGCAGCTGCTGGTAATACAACATTAGCATCAGAGTCTGACAGAAATGCTTTAACTTCTACTACTGTAACTGATAACGAAGTGGCTTATGTCGGAACATGGGCAGCAGGTGATGCGTCAGTAGCAATAACTGAAGCAGGATTATTTAGCGCAAGTTCTGGAGGAACTATGTTAGCTAGAACTGTTTTCTCAGCGGTCAATAAAGGCGCTAGTGACAGTTTGACTATCACTTGGACTATAACCGTTAGTTAATAGGAGGACGCTAAGTGTCCGTTAAATTTACCAATAATGCTGAGACTACACTTGCATCTGGAATAAATAGTTCCGTTACAAGTTTAACAGTAGCAAGCTCAACAGACTTTCCCACAATAACCACTGGTGAGTATTTTTATGTAACGCTCGATGATGGTACCAACAATGAGATTGTTAAGGTTACAGCCGTCAGTGGAACTACGTGGACCATTGTAAGAGCACAAGACAATACTACTGCTAGATCTTTTAGTTTCAGTAACCAAGTAGAGTTAAGAGTAACAGCTGGTTTGATTACTGATGCTGTTGCAGATGCGCTTGCCTCTAGCTTTGCTAAAAATGCATTTACTGGTGACGGCACTGAAACCAACTTCACACTATCTCAATCTCCTAACAGTGAAGACGATCTTATAGTCTTTATAGAAGGTGTATTTCAAAATCAATCAACTTACAGTTTAAGTGGCACCACTTTAACTTTTTCAACAGCTCCTGCTAATACTAGGGCCATTGTGGTCTATACAGTTAAAGCAGCTGTATCCGGAGCTAATTTAAATCACGATCAATTTACTGCATCTGGTAGTGCAGCCTTTACGTTGTCCATTGCTCCTATCAATGAGAACAACACTCAAGTATTTATTGATGGTGTCTATCAACAGAAAACCGATTATGCCGTATCTGGCACAACATTAACCTTTGACACTGCTCCTGCAAGTGGAGCAATCGTTGAAGTGATGACGTTTACTCAAACAGAAGTGAACGTACCGGCAACTGGATCTGTTGTTGCAGCTTCTATAGCTAACGATGTAAATCTAAATGGTAACCCAACTACTACGACACAATCGGCTGGTAATAACACAACCAGAATAGCGACTACTGCGTTTGTAGAGGCAGCCGTAAGCAATCTTATAGATTCAGCTCCAAATACGATGAATACCTTAAATGAAATTGCTGCTGCTTTAGGAGATGATCCTACATTTACAACTACAGTCAATAATGCGATAGCAACAAAACTTCCTTTGGCTGGTGGGACAATGACAGGAAACATTGCTCATGCTTCTGACTTTACTCTTGATGTGGGCGGAGACATCATCCTTGATGCTGATGGTGGTGATATTTACTTCAAAGATGCAGGTACTACAACTCTACAATTTAAAAACTCTCAAATATATAGTTTAGTAGCAAACGCTGACCTTAAATTAATAGTAAATGATGGTGGAAGTAACGTAAATGCTCTTGTTTTTGATGCTTCTGATGCAGGCACAGCAATATTTAATCACGACATAACTTTACCTGATAACGGAAAAGCTATCTTTGGAGCTGGTTCAGATTTACAGATTTATCACGATGGTAGTAATTCCTACATACAAGACTCAGGTACAGGCACATTAAGAATACTAAGTGATGATGTAAGAATAATGAACGCAACAGGTACAGAAATATCTGCACAGTTTATTCAAGATGGTGAAGCAAGACTAAAATATGACAATGCAACTAAACTAGCAACTAAATCATCAGGTATAGATGTAACAGGTGATATTACTCTAGGTGATACTAACCCCACAATTACATTTAATGACTCTAGTATTTCTAACTTACAACATACTATTGCTAGTGG